GGTCTCTAGAGATGCAGGAGTATTGTGAGCAAGACTGCAAGCTGAACCTCGACTTCTATAAGTTGATCAAGAGCAAGCAGCCCAGCGCCGACAGTGTTAAACTTGAGCATGACTTTGCTGCTATTATCCGCAAGCAAGAACAGCATGGGTTTCACTTCGACGTGGTCGGTGCACAGAAGCTACTCGCTGTGCTTCAAGTGCGCCACGCTGAGTTGAACACAGAGCTACAGACTGTGTTTGCGCCGTGGGAAGTGAAGGAGTTGTTCGTCCCAAAGGTGAACAACAAAGCCCGTGGGTATGAGAAAGGTGTTCCGATCTACAAGCGGAAGACTGTTATCTTCAACCCATCGAGCCGTGATCACATCGCTGATCGCTTAAAGGTTCTATACGGGTGGGCCCCTACAGACTTCACAGCCAATGGGAAACCAAAGGTTGATGAAACTGTATTGAGTTCTCTTGAGTATCCTGAGGCAAAGCTCCTGACTGAATACCTCCTAATCGATAAGCGCATCGGCCAGTTGGCTACAGGTCAGAACGCTTGGCTCAAGCTTGAAAAGAACGGACGCATCCACGGTCAGGTAAATACCAACGGTGCATCTACGGGACGCTGTACACACAACCGTCCTAACATAGCGCAGGTCCCGTCAGTTGGTTCACCTTATGGTGCTGAGTGTCGCGCCTTGTTCCATGCCCCGTCAGGTTATGCACTCGTAGGTGCTGACTTGTCAGGCTTAGAGCTGCGCTGCTTGGCTCACTACATGGCCCCTTACGATGCGGGTGAATACGCTGACGTTGTAGTGAACGGAGATATCCATACCAAGAACCAACTAGCTGCCGGTCTGCCTTCACGTTCTACGGCGAAGGTCTTCATATATGGATTTCTCTACGGGGCAGGTCCCGCTAAGATTGGGTCCATCGTTGATGGCTCTGAGAAAGAAGGCCGTGCTTTGATTGCGCGGTTCATGAAGCAGACACCAGCCATCAAGCTTCTTCGTGACGCGGTAGCTGCCACTGTCAAAAAGAATGGGACACTACGCGGTCTCGATGGTCGGGTTCTTCCTGTCCGGTCAGATCACGCAGCACTCAACACCCTCCTCCAATCAGCAGGCGCTGTGCTTTCCAAGAAAGCCACTGTGTTCCTGTCTGAAATTCTAACCACTAAGGGCTACATCTCTGGGGTGGACTACGTTCAAGTAGCCCATGTGCACGATGAAGTTCAGCTCATTGCGAGAAAGGAAATCGCGGATGAAGTCGGACGAGCAGCAGTTAAATCTTTTCAACTCGCCGGAGAATACTTTGACTTCAAGTGTCCCATCACAGGGGAATTCAAAGTCGGCCATAACTGGGCAGACACGCACTAAGAACCCCCGCAGCATTCGAGCTAGGGAGAAGGTACGGGCCAGAAAGCGTGAGCTTGTAAAGCTTTTCGGCGGTTCTTGTGAGAGGTGTGGTCGAGTGTATCACGAGAATGTCTTTGACTTTCATCACTACGATCACACGCTCAAAAGCTTTCCCCTTACCCAAGCCGTGTTCCAGCTACGTTGGGACAGGATACTAGCCGAGGCAGAGAAGTGTCTGCTTCTTTGTGCCAACTGTCATCGCGAGGTTCACACCTTCAATGACCCTGAGTTTATCAAAACTAACCCCGAAGGTGTAGAATGACTATAGATGTAAGTTACATGACCCATATGGCCAGCGACGATCTGGTGGTGGACGCTGCCCGCGTATCGTTTTCTAAAACTGCAGACAACTACGGGCCTATCCGCAATGAAGGTCTCATCGCTTTCTTAGCTCGTGAGGGACACCACCATCCGTTCTCTCATCCCCAAGCTACCTTCCGGTGTAAGGCCCCGATCTTTGTCGCACGCCAGCTAGCCAAGCACCAAGTGGGTGGGACGTGGAACGAAGAAAGCCGCAGGTATATTTCTAATGTCCCAACATACTGGGCACCAACAAGTCTTCGGGCATCTGCAGATAACGTGAAGCAAGGTAGCTCCACCGATATCAGCCCAAGAAGCGCTGAGTTCATCGAGGAATACCACGACATCTGTATCGATGCTGTGGCGCTCTACTCCAAGATGATCAGATCGGGTGTATGCCCAGAGCAGGCCCGCGCAATTCTCCCTCAGTCTATGATCACTGAGTGGGTATGGACAGGCTCTCTCCTGTTCTGGTCCCGTGTCTACAACCTACGCATCGACAGCCACACACAGGCTGAGACGCAGGAGTTTGCTGCCCTTCTTGGTGAGCAGATGTCCTCCTTATTCCCAACAAGCTGGAAGGTACTAACCAATGGAAAATGAAATGGAAGAGACTGCATTGTTTCTAGCCGCTGCTCAAACGGTGGCAAAGGTTTCTAAGATCGGCGCATCCATCGAGGACCCTGAGTTCCGTGCTCTCGTCTTGCGCACTGCAAGTCTTGTGCTTGATGGTATGGAGCCGCCTGTTCAGTCTGCTACTCTCTTCGCTTTCGATGGGGGTAAGATGCAGTGATGAAGGTTCTTGTTGATGCCGACATCGTGGCCTTTAAGGCTGCGGCTGCGGTTGAGCGTCCTATCGATTGGGGTGATGGTCTCTGGTCTCTCCACGCTTACGAGCACGAGGGCCGAGACGCTGTCACCGCTTATCTCAAAGGGGTCGAAGCAAAGCTGGGGGAATGCGAATTCCATTTGTTCCTTACATCCAGCACTAACTGGCGCAAGGACGTACTGCCTACCTACAAAGAAAACAGGGCCAACACTCGTCGTCCCCTCCTTCTGGGTAGCCTGCGGAACTGGATGTTGAATGAGTTAGGAGCACTGATGGTTGATCACTTAGAGGGCGATGACTTGCTTGGTATTCAAGCGACTGATGACCCAGAGAATTCCATCATCGTGAGTGAGGATAAAGACCTGAGCACTATCCCTGCCCTCGTCTTCAACCCCGCAAAAGATGACGCACCTCGTTTGATCAGTGAGTTTGAAGCCAATAAGTATCACATGCTCCAGACCCTGACAGGTGACAAGACAGACAACTATGATGGCTGTCCGTCTATCGGTCCCGTCACGGCAGCGAAGATACTCGATGGTCTCACATCCACAGTAGACATGTGGGAAGCGGTTGTCGCCGCTTACGCAAAGAAGAAGCTGTCTGAAGAGGTAGCCCTTACGCAGGCCCGTGTGGCCCGCATCCTCCGCACCACTGATTACAATAAAGAAACAGGAGAAGTTATCCTATGGACACCCCCGACATCGTAAGCGCCCCAGCACACTACGCGGACTATAAGATCGAGCCGAAAGAATTCATCATGGAAAACGACATGGAGTTCTGGCGTGGCAACATCATTAAATACGCATCCCGTGCAGGGAAGAAAGACTACCGAGGCATGACGCCAGAAGAGAGCGAAGTTCTCGATCTGCAGAAAGCCTACCAATACTGCATGTTCCGCATTCGCCAGATACAGGAGGCCTAAATGAGCCACTACCATATCATCTCTAATCAGAAATGTTCGTGGTGCCTTAAAGCTATGGATACACTCAACGCTCACAACATCGACTATACTATATCTTACTTGGACACCAAGCCTTGGTTGAAAACGCTAATGCTGAAGGCCGAGCTTTATACAGTACCACAGATATTCAATGCTGAAGGTGATCTGGTAGGGACATTCGAGCAACTAGAGGAAGCACTCGCCAATGTTTACAGTTGAGCACAAGTACAACCAGACAGTCGTCACTATCTTATCGGACCATCCAGAGCTCGAAGATGTTCAAGTAATCTTTGAGGACGATGCTGTCTGGTTACGGCAGTTCGATGAGGACAGGAATTGCTATCACGTCATAGCCTTAACTAACCCTATGTGGCTAAAATTAATTGCCGCCTTCACCAGCCCACAGGGTTGCTTCACTTTAGGAAAATAACATGAAGACAGAATATGACTTTGATCAGTACCAATTTGATGCTGCGACAACTGCAATATATCCGCCAGAAAAAGCCCTTGAGTATCTCAGCTTAGGACTGGCGTCCGAGTGTGGCGAACTGACAGGTCACATCGCTAAGTGGTACCGCAAAGATAC